CATCTGTATATTCATTATACATATGACTTTCTATTATTTCATCTACTATTTTAGTTGTGATTAATTTAGCTTTTTGTTCATCTGCTATAATGTCTCTAACTACACTAAAATATAAATGAAATGCTTTTGATTCTTCGTTCATACACGTACAACTGTTTCTTGTTATTTTATTTTTATTAGCGTATATGGTCATTTTTACACCACCACATACGCTACATTTTTCATGATAACATTTAAAAGACATTTTAATATCCTTTTGCTAATTTATACTCATTCCACATTGTGTCTAAAACTTGTGGTGTTAATTCAACTCTATGGTTAACCCATTTTTTTAATAAAACTTTTACATCTTCTTCTGAAGTTATTACAAAATTAATTGCCTTAGCGAATGCTTTTAAGTTTTCAACCATTTTTAAATCTAGTGCTTCCATGTGTTTATGTTTTTAATTATGTAGCAAATATATATATTAATTATTAATACACCAAGCTTTTGAGCAAAAAAAAAGCGATTTATTTCTAAACCGCTACAAAACACATTGTAAATATACTAAAATTCTTCTAATAAATCCTCTTTTATTATGTATCTATGCTTTAAATTATAGTTGTAGCATTTAGCAGTTCTTAATGTAGAATGCTTAACTTTTAATTGTTCAGATAAATCTTTTGAATTAATAGCAAAGATTGGAAATCCTGTTTCTAAATCAATAGCCATTAAAGGATTTTTACTTTGTTTTTCTATTTGATTTTTTCTAAACTCGGGAGTCCACGCATCTTTTGCTCTTTTAGATAATAATTCTCTATTATCATTAGCATACTTTTTTTGTTTTTCAACTATAATATCTCTATTTGGATTTAAACTTATTGTATCTCCACCACTTCCTCCAATAGTTGAATTTACTAAATTTTTAATTCCAAATCTTTTGATATACATTATTTCTAATTCAAATGCTTTTTCCTCACTTAAATTAGAGTGAACAATATCTACTATATATCCGTATTTATTAACTACATTATTCCAATAATCACTTCTTTTTCTTCTGTCAAAAGCTCTTTTTAATTTTCCTTTACCAACGTAAAAAACCTTATTGGTTAATGGATTAATATGGAAGTATATGTAGTAAATATTGTTCATCTTTTTTTTTATAAAGATACTAAAATTCCTCCAATAAACAATATGTAACACGATTTTGATTTTTAACCATGTTAATTATCATTCTATACTGCTCTACATTATTGCATACTTGACAACCTGCTGAATAGTTACCAATATTCTCGCCAACAATTCTAACTGATAAATCATTTGAAATCGTGTGAAAGTTAATACCATAACCACTTCCAACAATTGGTGTTCCTATCTCTTCACTTTTACCATCTTTATCTCCGTCACGGTATACAATGAAGTTACCAACTTGTCGAAGTGCGGGCATCTTACCTTGGTGTAGTCCAAACTTCCAAACATCGTAATACCATTCGTTTGATTTAACGACAGCAGCACCTACCTTGTTGTACTTTAAATAGCCACCTTGTAAGATTGGGGTGCCTGGGTTAGTTGTTCCTGTAACAACCTTAACGAATTGTTCGCCGTTGAATAGGTAAAACTTATCGTCATACTTATTAGGCGCGTCCTCGTTTGACCTTACTCCTACTATCCAATAACCAACAGGAATAGATTTAAAGGATTTTAAACTTTTTACTCTATCGAGTATTTGTTTATCGTTGTAGTTCTTAACGTTGCTCATCTACTGTAAGTTGTGATAATACTCCTGCTACCGAACCAACTGCAACCATATAAGGCGCAATTGCAAAACTAAACGGTGGAGCGATTAAAACCGCTCCTATACCTCCGATTGCTATTCCAAGACTTTGGATACGTTTCCAAAAGTTGGGTGTCGGTGCATTCCATCTATTTTTTAATGACTTCAAAACTTCCATCTGTATATAATATCATGTGATTACTTGAGTCGCTCCAAATTGTTTTAACGACTTTATTGTTGATTATTTGACCTTCGTAAAACTTACGTTTCATGCTTGTAAATTAAAAACAACAGGATTATAATCTATTTCAGGTAAATTCCAACCGAAAAGTATATCCGTTGTGCAATTGAAATATTCCTCGTTTGAAATAAACCACACCCCATTAGCATCTAATGTAGGGTTAAAGAATTGAACACCGTCATAGCTTTGACCTGCTAAAATGTTTTTTTGCTCTATTGTTAATTGTCTTACTTTCATTATACTTAGCGATTTAATGTGGTGTTGAATGTTTGAATTGCTGTATTAAGGTTGTATGACTCTGTATCTGATAATCCATCACCAAGAGAAGAAAAAACATGTTCACCATCAAAATAATTTCCCCATGACGATACTCCGTTTCTTAATGCTCCAAATGAAAAAGAATATAAAGGGTATCTACCTGTACCGTTATTACTTGTATTTGTATTGCTTAAAGAACCATTTTTATATGTTTTTAAACTTGTTATTGAATTTCTTGATACTATATAATTTCCAGATGTTGATGAGTTTGCAAAATTGTTACTTATAGATTCCAAACCTAATACAGATATAAAATTTCCACTTCCGTTTTTAGGTAGCGCATAAGAAACAGCAGTTCCGCTTTCATAAATACCAAAAGCAGCATTTGTATTTGTAAAATTATTTCTAAAACATGCGGAGTAATGCATGTTATTTACTGAAGAAATATCTGTATTTGGTATCAAATTAGTATCCGCATATCCTGTTGTCCCGTTTGGCAATGCCCCTGTTGAACTATGAGTCCACCCACCATTAAATATTAATCGAAAAGCAGCATCTAAATCTCTTGGGTCTTTTAAGTTCCATTTATGAGTTGATGCAGAACCACCTACAAATGGATATATAGCTTTCATTTTACTCCAAATGTTGTAAGTTTTTAAATCAGTAACAAGCGTGTTAATCGCTGTTTGTTGTGTTAAATCTGAAATGCTTGCGGCTGTAATGAATGCTTGTGCGTCCGTGTCAAACGTGACTCCAGCTCCACTACTTGCTATTATTCCGTGACTTGCTAATATCATTTAAGTATTGTTTTAGTTTAATTATGTTTTCGTCCTTTGGTTTATATTCTTTCTTTTTCTTCATAGATACCAATTAGTTAAGTAATTATTGTTTTGCGGTAATACGTCCCCGTTTGTGCTTGTATTGTACTCAGGGAATAAGCTTGAATTATTGCAAATATAATCTAAAAATCTTTGTGAATACGATTCAGCAATACGTTTTTCTTTCTCGATTAAGTAATCAACTTCCTCTTTTGAAACAATTTCGCTATTCTCAGATTGATGCTTATATATCCCTTTGTTTGAAATTGTGTAAGCGCAAAATGGTAAGTACTCAACCATTGTAAAATGTATCAACATAGGCTTTAAATACGTGCGTACAAGCGTTAAATAATTACCCGACAAAGTATTTGCAAGTATATCGGCTTTAATCTTATTTAACAGCCTGCTACCTGTGTATTGTTGTATCCAAATGTTTTGAGCTACTAACACGAATTGAATAACTTTATCAACGTCAGTATTTGCATTTAACGCTGTGTATTCTTGTAAGTCTTTTTTTGATATTAATAGTGGTTCTGCCATATCTTAAAATTATTTAGGTAAAAATCCTTTGTTAGGCATATCAATAGGTCTTGTATAAACTCTTTTGTCGTTTGCCGGTGCAATTTCTCCTTGCTTACGAGTTTGTGATGGTGTAAACTTTTTCGCAAGTGGTGAATTAACATCCGATTTTCTTAAATAAGTTTCACGAACCCATTTGTGGTGGCAAGACCCACCGCCTTTATATAACCAAATAGAATAATTATCCGCTCCTTTTGGTCCCCATCCTTTATTTACTGCTTCAGATTCCATTCTAATAATATCTTCCTTACGATAAACTTTGTTAGCTTCAATCATTTTTTGGCAAAACTTACGGCTTTTTTCAGTTACTTCGCCTGTATATCTGTAACGATGTTTAAATATCTTACCATCTTGATCTGATGAGGTGTTCGGTCTTGCTGTACCCGTTTTTACAAAATTTAAAACCTTTGACAACGTTGTTGGGTTGTTAAGTTTTTCAAGCTCTGCGTCTAATTCGTCTTCTAACTCATAATCAACCTCTCTACTATCAACTAACACCCATTCGTTTAAATCAATATCTTCACCATATTTCGCAACGTCTAAATCGTCCTGTGCGCTCATTTTCACTTCTTGTACAGGTTGTGGCTCATCACTTTCAAACGGTTGTAATGTAGCGAATTTTAAACGTAAACTAGCACCATTAAACGCGAGTATCTTATCAATCATTGCTACTATTTGTTCTTGTTTTGGCTTAATAACCATATTTTCAAACAATATCGCTCCCGTTTTCATCTCGTCAGCATTAGAACTGAATCCTGTTGCAGAACTTACACCGAACAATAATGGAGTAGTAACGTTATGACCTCTTAAAATCTTTGCTGTACATTCCTCACTTAAGTAATTATAGTGGCTTGGCGCATCGTTTAATGGTATAGAATCAACGGTTGTACGTGTTGTTTCATTCTCGTTGAATGATATTACAACTTTTTTACCTTTTGAACCTGTAAGCTTACCAATTACTTGAGCTGAAATTTCGTCTTTCATCTCGTCCGTTGGGGTACCATTGTTAAAATTTACGATCGTCGTGGGCGCAAAGGAGTTACTAACCTCATTTATAAGGTATTCGCTAATCTTTTCCTCTAATAGTGAATAGTCAATACACCCTTGATAGTCAACAGCGCTAAAATACTTCATCCCTGCCGTGTAAGGCGCGTAATAAAGCATTTCAATCTCTTTCTTAGACGTTCCAAAGCTTTCGATTCTTTTCGGTACGTATTTCTTTGGGTCGCTCCAATTGTCGGAATAGTAGTACGCTACAATGTCACCATCTTTATTACACTTCTCAGGTCTTAATAATTGTATAGGCGTGTGATACGCACGTATAATATTTTTATGTCCTTTGTCATAGTGAACTTGCAAAGCACATTGACCTAACGCGTATAAATCAAAGATAATACGCTTTAAATCTTCTTCTTTAATTATGCTTTGTAGTTGCGCCCACTCGTTTGGCTTTATCGCGCTATCTGTTGCCTTTAATCCTTTACCGAATACTAAGCGACAAATATTATTTATAACCGCGTTATTCGTTGCCGAATTGCTGTATCTGTCGATTAAGAATTGATAGTAGTTATTATCCGCTCCATATTCCACCCATTCGTTACGCGTGCTTTCGATAACTTCGGGGGCAGTATACGACGATAATTGTATAATGTTATTATTCATATATTAAAAACTCGTTAGTGCTTTCGGTTTGTGTAAATGTGGATGATGGGTTATCCGTGCAATATATCTTTGAATAAAATCTTACTTCTGAATCTTTTTTTATTTTTAAGGTGTAAGTATGTCCCTCAACTAATCCAAATGTAGCGGTTGCTGTATGGTAATAATCGCCCGTTGTGTAAGTTGTTATTGAAATAGTAGTAGATACATTTGTTTGCTCGTCCGTTACTACCAACGTGTTTGAATTGCCAGTTCCATTCCTTGGAATGAAGTAAATTGTTTGTGGCGTTGTTGCTGTGGTTAGTACTATCATATTAGTATAACCTAAATTTGTGTTTTTGTTGCAAAAAAAAGAGGGGCGTTTAAACCCCTCCGAAAAATTAACTTGTTACTATTGTTGATGCTGTTTGCCCACCTGACGGGTCAATGTCGTAATAGAATGAACTTGTACCATTTCCAACGAATTGTGAGGGTAATAACTCCTCCGCAACAAAGGTTAAGGAATACCCGTTGAAATCACCAAGCGATCCTCCCGAATTGATACTTCCAGCCGTTAAATCACAACCCCTTAAAAGACCAACTAAGAAAAATTGCCCTTCGTTTGTCTCAACTAAGATACGTGGCTTTGCATAAGATAACAATTTAACTTGTTGATGCGTAGCAGCGTCTTGTTTCTTTAGTTTAATAGTCAATGTTTGACGAAAGAATGTAGTCCCGTTTTCGCGTGAACTTACTATTTCTTGGTCATAAACATTTTCGTTAGATTTCAATTCATATTTATAAAGATTTTGAACAAAGTTTACATATTCGATAGCCTCACCAAAGTAGTCGTCTACTGCATAAACTCCGGGGCTTGTTTCTTTATAAA